ACCTTGAGCGTCTGGACCCGATACAGGAAATACTGAAAGACTCTCCTGTTCCAGTCCTGATACCACATCCACCAAAGGCTTTTCTTCCCCCTTGGTTTGGGCGGACGAGTCTAGCTTGGCATGGACTTCATATGGACCTTGCGGAGAAGGGTGATGCGGCGGCTATGTGTATTGCCCATGTCTCAAGTTTTGGTGAGGACGGGGAGCCGTTCGTATTCACTGACTTGTTCGTTAGGTGGCAGGGAACACCTGAGAATGAACTGAAACATGACTATGTTTTAGACTGGATTATGTATTTGCATGACATTTTGGGGTTTGACTTCGGTGCAATTACCGCAGACAAGCACCAATCCAGTTATCTTTTACAGCGACTCAAGGACAAAGGGTATAAGACAGGTATACTATCTACAGAGGTTACAACAAACCCCTATGATGAGTTGATACAGACCATCAGAGCAGGGAGAAATGATTACTACCTCCAGCCTATTGCGGTTAGGGAACTTAGGGACCTTGAGAGGCGGAAGGGTAAGTATGACCACCCACGCAAGGGGAGTAAGGACCTGTCAGACGCTTGGGCAGGAGCCGTTTTCAACGCCATACGCTGTGGACATTTCCCACCACCCCACGACCGCTTAAAGACAGGCAATAAGAGTGGGGGCGGGAGAGCCATACTACTTGGTGGAAGGACAAAGCATGGGCATACAGGGCGAGGGTAAGGAACTTTCGAGGGCTTTTCTAGTTGGCGGGGGAAAGACTGCATCTGATACTTTGATGCAGGACTTCTCACTCAACCGATTCAGTACAAGGGAACGGAGACGCTGTAACCTCTCTACTATCTACAGGGACCAGCAGAAGCTTCGGTCTCAGTACCGAAAGGAAAGAGGCCTTCGAAGGGTCAAGGATTCAGATTTTGAGGGCTGGATGGAAAAGAATGGAAAGAAGGACATGCTTCCATTGCTCAGGGTGGCGGACCTTCCTGAGTCCCAGCAGATTGAGGCCACTTCATATGGTGAGTACATCAAGAAGCCTTATGACCAGTCGGTGCTCGCATCCTTGGTTGAGATGAACCAGAGGCTTCGAAGCTGTTCGGAAGCTGTTGCCAGTAACTCCGTTAGGTTGGGTGTTAGGGTAGACCCCTATCTACACCCGCATATACGTGTTTCAGACTATGATGATGCTGAGACCACCGCCTATAAGGAACAGAAGTTGAGCCTCATCAAGTGGCTTAACTTCATATCCCCAGACGAGTTGGACTTCGTAGACATCATGTATGAATTCGTGCTGAAGTGGCAGGAATTAGGCGAGTGTTTCCTTGAGATAGTGGAGGATGCGTCGGGTAAAGTAACCGCCATCCACATTGCTGACCCTACTAACATATGGGTTGGGGTCAAGAAAGACCGCTTCATCCAGATGTCCCGAGGCAAGAAGGTTTATTTCCGAAAGTTCTTTGATGATGGAACTGCCCGTAGCTCAAAGACTTTCGAGGAAGTGGGCGACGGGGGTCCGGTTCCATTTGGGGAGCACGCAACCAAGCTTCTCCACATCAAGGAACCCAACTCGCTGTCCAGCGTTTATGGTATCCCGAAGTACACTCCGTCTGCTCCTACTATTCTTGGTGGCCGTTCCGCAGACGAGCGAAACAAAACCTTCTTCGATAATGATGCAGTCCCGAGAATGGCCATCACTATCTCTGGTGGCTCTCTTGCGGACGACACCGTAGAGAAGGCAGAGGAGTTCTTCGACCAGACCAAGGGTGCTCAGAACGCCCACAGGTGTCTCATTCTTGAGGTCACCAACATGAACACCAATCAGCCGGACTGGAAGCCTCCTGAGGTCAAATTCTGGCCCCTCACCATTGGTAAAACGGATGACGCTAGTTTCCTCAAGTACAGGTCCTTCGTGGATGAGGTCATTAGGGAAGCCTTCAAGATAGCCAACATCTTCCTTGGTACCTCTGGTGATATCAACAGAGCCGCCGCTTTCACAATGAGAGAAATGACTGTCAACCTTGTGTTTGCAGTCATCGGTGAGACTCTGGCTCGACTCCTCAACAACACGCTTCTCCCTAAGTGGATGGAAGCTTCAGGGGTTAACCCGGATACATGCAAGGTTCAGATAGGCTTTGAGGTCCCCAAGACCATGTCCCAGAAGGACGAAGCCGAGATTCTGAAGCTGTTTGCGTCCGCTGGTGCGTACTCCCCGAATGATATCAGGGGTTACATGGGACTGGACAGTTGGGAGCCTGCATGGGCAAGCATTCCCACTGCTCTGGCCATTGTGTTCGCTCAGATGGGTCTCGTGGATGTGCCTGATTCGGATGCTCTTACGGACGGCATGGACCTTGAAGGTGGGGAGACTGTTCCGACCAAGGAAGACAAGCTTCGCCATGCTCTGCTCAGTGTACGGAAGGTGTTGGAGCCACTGTACCGGGTAGATTCTTCGGGGGCTGACTCTTTCTTGGCCAACTACTTCAAGGAGCTTGGTCTCCCTTCAGGGGATGCTGACAAGCTACAGGAGTTGATTGATGAAGCATAAGGAAGCACTCACCTCGTTCGCTGTAGGGCGGATGGAGTATTTCCTTGAGAGTCTTAATCAGGCTTCACTCAAGGGACGGGATACTCTTGCACAGGACTATCCCGTCCCTTATGAGGAGGCTCTGAGAGATGCCTTGGTGAGGGCTTTCGACGATACTTACATGCCTGCATTGGATTATCTGATAGACTCCGGCCTGCTCGATGAAATAGTCCTATCGTCTTACAATTCAACGACAGGGGAATTCTCTCCCCAGCTGATTACGAGTGCTTTCCGCAACTACTTCGGACCCCAATGGACTTCGATGATTCAGACGGATATACAGGACGCCGCTGAGGAAATGTGGGCCTTAGGTGAGGACTACATTGACAGCGAAGCGGGGGTGGATGTCCCCAGTTTCATGGAGGGAGGGACAGACGAAGAATCGGTGCTCAGTCAGCTAGTACTCATAGGAGCCATTGCCGGGACTTTGGGGGCTGTGGACCAGATAATATACCCCTCAGCACGAAGAGCCGCTCAGCAGGCGTTTGAAGGAGGCCACAACCTATCTGAACTTCAGGCTTTGATACAACAGGCGTTGAGGGTTGACGCTCCGGGTAGAGCTAGGGTATACTATGACATGCTCTCGACTGCAATGGTCAACCGAGCACGGAACATTGGACGGTTACATCGTAGTCGAATGCTGGGGTACACTGAGGTTTACTGGTTGACCGCAGGGGATGAGAAAGTTTGTCCTCGTTGTGGGGCTTTGGATGGTATGTCCTTTTCAGTGGAGGATTTGACAGGTATTGTAGAGGACTTTGTAGATGCCTCGACCACCTCTGAAGCTATAAGTGCAATGCCATGGCCAAACGAAGCGGACGGCGATTTCGTCCTTCCTGACGGGAGTTCTGTGTCCATGACATCGGCGGCGGAGATACTTGCGGCTCACGGAATTGGCATACCTCCCCTACACCCTCACTGTAGGTGTGACTTGGAGGTAGTAAAGCACTCAGGATAGGAGACAACCATGGAAGGACCTTATATGCATCTTGGTGGTCCCTACTTTCTCCATGTATCTCCCTATCGAGGGGGGAGGGTCTATTTCACGGTACTAAAGGACACGAGGAAGCGTCATTGGCTTTCGAAAAAAGTGCTGTACGAGGTAGTGTACACTGATAGAACATGGGACCGAAAACTGGCAGAGAGGAAGGCACGAAAATGGCTGAAGAAAGAGAGACTGATAAAGTGAGGGTGACGGCATGCTTGGTTGATGCAGGACCGCCCTGTGCGGAAGCAAAGCTTGCAGCAAAACATCGTGACCGGATGAGGAAAGTGCAGGATGAACTGGAAAAAGAATGGAAGAAAGGGGGTTGACAGGGATTTTCGGTGCTTGCATAATTCACTTGAGAGTTCCATAACGATCTCTTTTAACTGCACCCGAAAGGAGCACAAATGAGAAACGTACTTGTTGTTCTCGCGGTCATCGTTGCTGTCGGTTTCGCCAGCAGCTTCAGGCTGGAGACTCCTGTCTACTGCGGCGGGACGGATGACGTCCTTTCGTACGACGACGGTTCCTCCTACTGGCTGACCTGGGGCGGGCTCTACAGAGGTGTCTGGTTC